TAGAAGAAGTAGCTATGTTCATCATAATGATAACATTTGGAAAGCGGTAGTAGAAGGAAAAAAATCAGAATTAGGTGTACCAAGTAATGCAAATCCAAATTGGACAACTGGAGACGTTTGTAGTAAACTATTATCCGGCTGTAAAGCTCGATATGGAATGAAAGTTATAGAAAATTATAGAACAGACGGTGTAGACTTTATGGCTTCTAAAGTCTCTAATTTTGATACAGGAGTCGTTTTACCTTTTGGAGGGTTCCCCGGAACACGTAAGTTTAAATGATAGAACAATTTTTACCAGATATAGAAAAACATTTTTCAGATAATTACCCGTATGAAGCTTGCGGAGTACTAGCAATAAAAAAGGGAGTTTTAAACTGGATTTCTTGTACAAATGTAGCAGAAGAAGCAGAAAGCTTTATAATGGACTCAACAGAGTACTTAAATATCTATAAAACTTCAGATATTGTAGGAATAGTACATAATCATCCAGATGGTACTTCTGAACCAAGTGAGGGTGATATAAATAATTGTAACTCTTTAGGTATACCATATTATATTTTTTCTTATCCGGACATGGATCTGAATATTTTACAGCCAGAGAAAAACTTTACAGAATTATATGGCAGAGAGTACAAGTTTGGAGTATACGATTGTTTTGAAGCAACAAGAGACTATCTTGAGAGTCAAGGAATAGAAATTCCTCCAAGAATACCGTGGGAGGATGACTGGTTTAATAAAGATTTAGATTATTTTCGACCTGAAATAGTAGAAAAATGGGGCGGCAAAGAAGTAGATATTTCTGATATACAAAAAAATGATGTAATTACTTTTCAAGTAAAAGCAGAAGTTCCAAATCATTGTGGTGTATACCTGGGAAATGATATTTTTTATCATCATGCTGTAGACAGATTGTCTTGCCGAGAAAATTTATACCCTTTTTGGGTACAATTTATAGATAGAGTTTATCGTTATGATGCGTAATGTTTATTTTGAAGGAGATTTAGGGGATACTTTTGTTCCCCATATTTACATGGAGTGTGAAACTCCTTCAGAAGCTTTTAAATGCTTGCGGGGCAACTTTCCAGAAAAATTTTCAGAGTATATGATTGATAAGTGTGAAAAGGGTGTAGCTTTTCATATAGAAGTAGCAAAAGAAGAGCTTGAAAACCCTTTAGAACTTCTTATGGAGTTAAAAGAAGGAGATATGATTGTAACTCCTGTTCCTGCAGGGTCAAAAAGTGGCCCCTTAAAAATTATTACGGCAATAGCTTTAGTTGCTTTAACTTATGGATATGGAGCACAACTAATTGCAGCACAAAATGCTGCCGCGGCACAGCTGACGGGTGCGGCTGCTACCGCTGGAACTGGCGCTGGCGCAATGAGTATAGGGACTGTCGGCTCGTTCGCTATTACTCAGCAGGCAACATTTATGGCTGCTATGGGAGCCGCTTTAGGCGCAGGTGGTTTAGGTGGAATGCTGTCACTCATGGCTTTAGGTATGGCTACTAATTTAGCGATGGCAGGTATTTCACAGATGATGGCTCCAGATCCCTCATCAGATTCAGACCAAGAACAATCTTATTTATTTAATGGAGCAGAGCAAAATATTATTGAAGGAGATCCTGTGCCACTACTTTATGGACGACTTCGTATTCCTGGACAGCCTATTGGATTTGAAATCGGCGGTGTATTTGGGAGAGGCGGAACTTTTCAGCCAGCGATCGATGGTGCTACTAGAGGCACTGATATGGTACAGGAGCAGTTTGCAGTAAGGAGTGATCCATAATGGTAATGTCACTAAGTGCACGAGATAGACGAGTTGCTTTTGGGCCAAATAGTTATATAAATAGATATAATTATGGCACTACCGAGCAAATTATTGCTGTAACCGATATGCTTTCAGAAGGGCCAATTCAAGGATTGGTTGAAGGCGGTGCTAGTGTTTTTGTAAATAATGATAGACTTTTTTCAGACGATGATACAGGCTATAACTCTAAGGTAGAAGAGAAAATAGTTTTTGATCCTCCAGCCAGCAACCCAACTTCCTCAGAGCTTAGAAGTGTTGTTATTGAAGACTTTGCTGGAACTTTTATATACGATTTATCAACCCCTGGGACTAGATTTCTTGCAGTATTTAAATTAATTGAATTTAATACGGGTGCTTTAACCATAACAAATGCAGAACTTATAACCAATGGAGCGAATAGAGATGTAAAACTTACATTTAGCGGCACATTGCCTCAAATTGACGGGCAAAATTATTGGAGTTCTTTAGCTTCAACTTTAACAAATGCTCAGCATGGTAATATTACAGATGGGTGTGGTATAGGCTATATAGCGGGAGCCAATGATCGACAGCATGCTGGTTTTATTACAGAAATTACAGCAAATAGTATCCGTATAAGAACAAATAAACAGGATGGTAGAAACCCTAGAAACCCGATGAAATGGGTTACTAATCAGTCAGCAGAAGGCTTGGCTAAATTAACTCTGCATGTTAGTCAATTTTTAAAAATTAATTCATTTGATGCGCAAACTAAAACATTTACATTAAATAGTATTCCTGCGGCAGAGTTTCCAAATGGTCTTGATTTTGGAGTAACCGCTGCACTTTCTAGTCCCGATAATCCTGCTAGTCAAAATGCTACTAAATATCCTGGCTCTAGTTTTCAATTTAGAGATGGACGTATAGATCAAGAGCCTATACAAACTTTAAGAGGTGTAGGAAATACTACTATTGCTCTTCCAGCTCCCGGAGAAATGACCAGAGGTACACCAAAAGTAATTACAGCTTCAGGAGCTCAAGCTTCTGAAATAGATGCTGTAAACTTAATTTTTAATTATCCCGGCGGTTTATATACTCAAAATACAGACAATGGAGATACAGAATCTGCAGGTGCTGGCTACAAAATAACTTTAACTACATTTGCAAATGATGATACAAATGGAGTAGATAGAGACTTAGAAGGTAATTTTTTAGTTACTAGTAGTCATACTGGCGTTTTACATGATTCTGTGAGTCCCGGAGATAGTATTTTTGCTCACGGAACAAAGTCAAAAACAGCTTGGAGCTATTCTCACTATATTGATTTAGAACCTTTTCAACCTTATAATAAATTTACGCTAACTATAACTCGAGTTACTAATAGTGATAGTATTACAGAGCAATCTGGTGGCAGAGCCCATACTTGGGGTCAACGAAATTCTGAAGGTACTTCAACTAAACTGCTATTTAGAGGAAGAGAGGTTGATAAATGGCAAGCAATGCAGGGTTCAAACTTAAGTCAAGTTTTAGGAATTATTAAAGAAAAACTTAATTATCCATACACTGCTATTGCCAGTGTTACTTTTAGTGCAAAATCTTTTCAAGACACTCCGTCCAGAACTTATGACTGTAGAGGGTTATTAGTAAAAATTCCTAGTAACTATGTTACTCGTGAGCAGGCAGGATTAAACGTAGATGGATCATTTAAAAATGTAGATGATCTGTATACTGGAATTTGGAACGGACAGTTTGCAGATGCAAAAGTATATACAGATAATCCTGCGTGGATTTTTTATGACATATTATCAAATAATAGATATGGAATAGGAGAATTTATAGATGAGAGTTTAGAAATAGATAAGTTTTCTTTATATAGAATAGCTCGTTATTGTGATGAGCTTGTACCTGATGGATCTGGCGGATTTGAGCCAAGATTTAGAGGAAACTATTACTTTCAAAAAGCAACAGATATTTACAAAGTTCTTAAAGACTTAGCTTCTACATTTAGAGGCATGCTTTATTGGATGGATGGAAAAATAACTCCAGTTATTGATGAAAAAAGAGCGCCAATATATGCATTTAATGCTACAAATGTTAATGAAGGAGCTTTTGAATATGAAAGCACAGGATCCAAAACACGAGCCAATCAAATAGTAGTTAGTTGGACTAATCCTCAGTCAGACTACAAGCTAGAGCCTTTAATAGTTGAAGATCGTCAGAATATCTTAGAAACAGGCTCTTTAATTAAAGATACTTGCACTGCATTTGGTTGCACATCGGAATCTCAAGCTATACGTTATGGTAGATGGAAGCTTTGGACTTCAATTAATCAAACTGAAATTGTTTCCTTTAAAACTTCTATAAATGCTGCTTTTCTTGCTCCGGGTGATGTTATTACTATTCAAGATAATCAAGACTTCGGCCTTGCTTACAGTGGTAGAATTACCAACGTTGCTACTGCCGGGGGAAGTCAAACTTTAACTCTTGATAGAGCAATTACAGATAAAAATGGTAGTGCTTTAACTGGAGATGATGCAGTCACCCTTAAAGAAATATCCCTAATTATAGTGGATAAAAAAGTTGTCTTAGCCGACGATGCAACTGTAGGAGGAGCAGAGCTGGCACGAGGAACCAGTATTACAAGTGCAAAAAATGAAGACGGTATTTCACTAGATCTAACTCCTACTCTTACAGATATTGAATCTAGAATATTGAATGCTTATGATGATGCAGGCAAACTATTGCCCTTACAAGTAGAATTAGAATCAAAAATAGAAACATTTTCAATTAGTGCGTATGATCATGCCAATAAAACAGTAACAGTCCCAACAACTATTATTCCTGCAAATGATGAAGGGGGTAAAGGAACTATTTGGGGTATTAAAGACAACACAGTAGCTGCGCCAAAAGAATATAAAATTATGTCGATTTCAATGGAGTCAGATATAGTATATGGTATTACAGCCGTAGAATACTACCAAAATAAATTTGATGCCGTAGATAATAATTTTACTTTAGCAATTAATGATCCCTTAGATCCTCCAGAAACTGATATTAGTGCGCTTACTCCAACAGGATTAAGAATATTACGCACTCCCGATCCAAATGGTAATGGAGAAGAACTTATTTTTCAGTGGAGTCCTGTTAGTAATGATTCTTTAGTTTCTCACTATGAGGTTACTCATGATGTTCCTACACTTGATTCTCCTTTAAATACCTATCAGAGCTCTGTGCCTTTCAATAGAGTTCCAAACGGTCATTTTGTATTCAGTGTTCGAAGTGTTACAAAAGGTGGAAAAAGATCTGCTCCTGCAATTATAGATACTTATGTAGAAGATATTTTTGGAGGAAACTTCGAAAGAATATTTGGGCTGATGAAAGGAGGAAAAGTCAGTCAGCCAACAGCAATTGTTGTAAATGACACTACAACTCCGGAAACTCGACAGTTTAAATTTGAGAAGAATCCTGTATTCTTAATGAGCAATAGAGATATTGACTCTACTAGTGTAACTTTAAGTACAGGAGAGTTAAATTTTGGTTCTTTACATGACCACACCTCAGAGTCTTGGTTTGGGAATGGTGGTGTAACTAATGTTCTCGACCAGCCCGGCGGTTCAATTGTAGGACAAACTTTTGGTAATGAAGCTCCTTTTGCAAAATCAGACGGATATGTTGCAAGAATAGGAAATAATCTGCATGTATTAAATCATATTTTTGATGCAAAACTAAATGTAGACTATTGGTACGATCAACTAGCTAGAAATAAATATTTATATAATGAAAATAGATCAGGAAGTGACCCTGATATTTATACAGGAAGTCCGGAACCGAATACTTGGATAACTCCTGCAGGCACAGTAACTGTTAATGAAAATTCTAATATTGTTACAGGAAATAGTAGTACTACTTTTACTAGCACTTTTAAAGTTACCGATATTATAAAGTTTGGGCCTAGTCAAGCAGCAAAAGTGGCTTATATTGAAAATGATCAAGAGTTATATATTGATAGAGTTTTTGAATATAAAACTGCCACTACTAATGGAGCTTCTGCTAGCGGAGATGCAGCTACACTTGTTTATACATCTGCAGGACATCCCTTCATTGTAGGAGATTCTATAACTATAAAATCAAATACAATGGATAGCAATTTTAGAAAAACAACAAAAACAGAAGTAATTGCTATCACTTCAGATACTTTTACAGTTGCAACAGAAGATAATTCTGTGACTGCAAGTGAGAATGCTTCTAATGGAATCGCTACAGCTAGCACTGCGATTACTGCAGATCCTTATGAAAGAAATGGTATTAGTGTTGATTTTACAAGTGATCATTTAATTGGTTTCTTAAATGGACTGAATGGCGACTTTGAAAACTTCTGTCGACTAGATCCTGATATTTCTAAGACTCGTGCTTTAGTAATAGATGTTAATCCCGCTTTCATAGCATTTGACGGCGGAAGCACTCCTGCACAACAAACAGATAGTAATGGAGATCCTTTATACAGTAATATAACTCTTACTGCAAGAGCAGTAAATTTTACAGCCCCAGAATTTAAAGTAACTGGTTCTGGTTTTACTCAAGTATCTGCTGATGCTATGAATGCATTCTCTTTAGATGCAGATGGCACTTTTAGTATTACTCTTGATGACGGCCAACAAGTTCTTTCAAATGGATATGATAATGGAAGCACTCTTGATTTTACAGTTGACGTAAGAGAGACCGCTGATCCTTTAAATACTGCAAAATCTATAACTCAAGTAGCAAGAATTTTTAAGATAAAAGATGGAGCACTGGGATTTGATGGAAGAACTTTAAAAGTTTTATCTGATGACTATACGGTTCTTTTTGATAAGGCGGGTAAAAATCCCGTCTATAATGGAAATACCGACAGTGATATTGATTTAAATATTGAATTTGGTAATTTTACAGATGCAATTTATAAAATTACTATGCGAAGACCTTCAGGCTTAGGTGGCGCTACCGAAAGCACAGTATTTAAAGACTGGTCAGATGCAACAACAAATACTGTTACTTTTACTTATGCAGAAGGAACAGGAAACACTGAATGGAATCCTATTTATGATGGAGGCCAATGGCCTACAGTATTCTTTGTAGAGGCCGGAGAAAAACAAGCAGGTTGGACTGCGGGCACAGCACCTGCAGACGGAGTAAAAGCTAGTGATAGTATATCAATCGGAGGCTTTGTAGCAGGCTCTGATGGTGCGGGTGTAAGTATACCTAATGCTACTCATAATTACAGTACCGATAGATTTGGCGATGTAGGAACAGGAACTTCTCAAGTTTTAAGCGGGTCTGGAACTACGATAGAAGTAATATTAGAAGGTAATGTTGCTAACTATGTTGGAAAAACAGGAGCTGCTGGTAGTATAGGAGGCCCTCTAAATGCAAGTGCGCCCTTAAGCCATGGAGATTGGTATTTTGAGAGTATAACTCATGTAGGAGGAGGGGATCTAACAATAGGTAATATTTCTGCAGATTTATCTACTGATATTGTAACTGTTGCAGATCATACTATTTTTAATAGTGTTGATAAGCACCCAGAGGGAACAAATCCAGCTACTGTAAATCCTACAGATGATAGAGAGATTATTGAATTTGTAGTAAAAATACGTCAAGGTTTAAGCACTTTAACTCAGACAGTTCAACAGAGTCTAACAAAATCTGTTGCAGGTAGAGATGCTGCCGCAATTGTTGAGTTGTTTCATTTAAGTGCAAATAGTAGTGCTCCTGCAGACCTACCTTCTTGTAAATATGAATTTTCTACGGGAAATATATCTGCTATTTCTGATAGTACTTTAACTTGGACAGAGAGTAGACCTGCCACAACAAGTCAAAATAAATATCTTTGGAGAGTAAGAAAGAGAGTATTCCCTGGAGATACAGACATAATATCAATAGCAGATAATAGCTGGGAAGATGGAACTGCTAAACTTGACTCTTTCTTTGGCGATGTAGGAATAGATGCACGTTCAATAATTTTAACTCCAAGTAGCCATGTTATAAAATATGATGATACTGGAGCAGAAACAACTAGTATTACATTTAGTACTGAAACATTCAATGCAGTTGATAATAACCGTTTTTATAGATTTTCTGTAGGAGGTGTAGAAAAACAAGCTATCTCCCAGACGAGTACATTTCTTTTGGCTCAAGCCGATGAGCCGGCTCTTGGATCGTTTGTAACAGTAAAAGTAGAGCTATTTGAAGGCGCAAATGCAACAGCAGCAGCAAATAATGAAGTTGCTCAAGATACAGTTACAATTTTTGCAATACAAGACGGTGATAATGCAGTCACTGGATTCTTAACAAATGCTGCCCATGTTGTTCCTACTGATGAACAAGGAAATGTAGATTCTAGCCTTTTAACTTCTGGAACTACTAATATTGATAAAGCAGGCGGAACCTTTAAAATCTTTGTAGGCAGTGAAGACAAAACAACTCAAAATTCAATACAATATTCTGTAGCCGCTAATAGTGAGGTTGGTGTAGATGTTAGTATTAATTCAGACGGACAATACACTGTTTCTTCAACAGGCTTACAAGACTCAGGAACTGCCACTTTTAATGCGATTTTACCAGCAAGTATTGTAGCAGGAACTCAACCAGTAACTATTCCCGCAGTATACAGTATTAGTAAGTCAAAGAAAGGAGACTTAGGGCAGACAGGAGCAAACGCTGCTAGTGCTATTTTAACTCCTGCATCACAACAAGTTATTTATAGTGTTGATTCTGTTGGACAGGACTTTGATCCAAGTCAAACGAGTGTTGGTCTCACTGTTTCACCTAATGGTATTCAAAATGCTCAATATTCTTGGGGAGGAGATTCAGTTACTCAAAATGCAACACCAAACTCAACGGCAACTAATACTGTTTCATTTGCAAGTGTTCAACAGTCAACTCAAATATCTGGAGAGTCAAAAACTGCAACTGTAGAAGTTACAGGACAAAACTCTCGTGGAGAATCAATTACTCCTATTCAGTTAACCGCAACTATTAATGCAATAGAAAATAGTGTAGGTGCTACAGGGGCTGCAGGACTTCACGGTCTAAGAAATGCCTCAGGCTATATATACTTTAAACAAGCTTCGGCAAATAAACCTTCAGGACAGCAACTACCAACTGCAACAGAGTATAACTTTAATCAACAAGCATTTATTGGATTAGCAGCGACTGATGGACAACAGTTATGGAGTATTGAAGCTCCAACATTTACACCAGGAGCGACAAATAACTACTGGTATGTTACTTGGCAAGCCCAAGAAGCACGAGAGTCAAATGGCACGCCCTCTGGAGATACAACTCTAGGAAGTTCGGGAGGACAGTCTTCTCAAGGTTCTCTTATTTTTTCTTCTCAACAGAATGCTGCAGATGTATACCAAGGCGCAGGATTTACTGGACTTGTTACCTTTACTAGTTTACAATCGGGTGGATCTACTCAGATAGATGGATCACGTATTACAACGGGCACTATTCAGGCTCAGCGTATTAGTCTGTCCTCATCCTTTCACCAAATAAGTCAATTAAATAATGATGAAGGATACACAGATGCTCAACAAACATTACAGACTCACTATACTAAAACTCAAATTGATGCTTTTGGTTTTCAGACAAGTGCAATTACTGCATCTGGTCAAATAAACTTATCACAAGCAAATAACTTACAATCTCAATTTCAAAATAATGCATTTACTCAGTCAAGCCAAATAAATGCGCAACAAATAAATGATCCAAGTTCTTTATTACTTACTGAGGCACAAAAACAGCAAATTTCAAACGCTGTTAGTGATGTTAGCGGATTAAACACTCTACTACAAAATAATGCATCTGTGTCTGTTAATTTTAGCCAAAGTGCTCTTACGGCAGGAAAACTTGTTCTTCAAACACAAGGACTTATACTTACAAAACAAGTGTATCAAGTTCAAACAAAAGATACAATTGTACTGGATACAACAGGCGGAAATAATGCAATGACTAT